TACTGATGATTTGAAGCTGGAGCCGGAATCTGCCGTGAGCGTGGCAGACCTGGAAAAACTGCTGCGAGACCACGGCGTGACGATGCCCCAGGTAGTGAATTTCTGCCGGGGCCGGCAGATTTATTACGTGCAGGGAGCCAGCCGGGAAGAGACGTTCCCGCCCAAGACGCTGGAGTGGCTGGTGGCGAATTTCAACCAGGTGGTTGCCTGGGTGGGGGCCTCCGGGAAGTAAGCATGCAGGATAGCAAGGATCTTTAGCTATGAATGTTTTAGATTTATCGGGCTTTGCGACTTTCGGCGAGGCTTGTGGCCGGGTGGATAATCCGCAGGCGTACCACGATTCCAAGAAGGGGATTCCTCACTGTGTCTCCAAGTCCATGCTGACGGATTTCGCCCGGAATCCCTATAAATGGAAGTATCGGCAGGATGAAGGGATTGAGAAGGTTTCCCAGGGGTTCCGGTTTGGTTCCCTGGTGGATTGTCTGGCCCTGACGCCGGATCAGTTCCAGAATCAGTATCTCGTAGAAGAGTGGCTGCCGGGGGTGAATAAGAACGGCTCCGTGTCCAAGACGAAGCAGGACGACGGGCAAGCAGCCCGCTGGGCGGCGTTTGCCGACCGTGGGGGAGCCGTGCTGACGCCAGAGGAGTACGCCGAAGCGCAGAAGGCCGTGGGGATTTTCAATAATTACCTGCGAACCGAACATGGGCTGGTGCTGGGGGATTCGTTTGATTCCCAGGTGGCGATGTATAAGACGCTGCTCATTGAGTACGCGCCGGACAAGCCTCCGGTTCCGATTACGATTACGGGGATGATTGACATTCTTCCTCACGATGAAGAGATGCCGATTATTGATATGAAGACGACTTCCACGCCCGTGGAGGATTCCGGCCTGATTGACCGGGATATGGCCCGCTACGGGTACGGCTGGCAGGCTGCCTTGTATTGCGATTTGTATGAAGCGATTTTCGGGATACGCCGGAATTTCATGTTTGTGTTCATGGAGTCGGCAGCTCCCTATTGCATTTCCGAGGTGCGGATGGATCAGGAGGCCCTGGAGCATTACCGGGGGCAGTATATGACCGCCCTGCGCCAGTACGCCGAGTGCGTGGCGACGGGGATTTATCCGGGGGCTGTGGCCTTGCCGCGGTATTTCCGCATTCCGCGCTGGGAACTTAAAAAGGGATGGGAAGGAGGTGCGGCATGATGACTACGCTGACCATTACTTTGCCCCACACGCCGCGGTGTTTGTCCCCCAATGCGAAGGCCCCTCTCACACAGAGGGGGGCCATTGTGGCCGGTTATAAGAAGACGGCTGCCAAGAGCCGCGCCCGGAATATAGCCTGGGGCAGGACTTGTGAAGCCCTGAATGGCCGGAGGATGCAACCGACGCATTACCGGGTGATCTGGTTTTTCAAGGGACCGAAGCCGGACGCGGATAATTGCCTGGCGCGCTGCAAGGCGTATCTGGACGGGGCCTGCAAGGCTATGGGCATTGACGACAGGACGCTGGATTGCGCCGGGATTGAGCGGATTCACGACCTGGGACGCGCCGGACAGGTGGAAATCGTGTTTGAAAGGAGGCTCGCATGAAACTGACGCCTGAACAGAAAGCTTTTTACGAATACGGAAAAGCAGTCGAAACTCTCGAAACCAGAATTGAAAGGATTCGCAATAACGCCCGAATACGATTTAAAATGGAATATCACGAGCTGCCACTCCAATTTCGCGGAGGCTTATGGGACGACTTTAAGTTGTACAATGTTATCGGTGACGTCCGCCGGAAGCGGGCCGCGTGCAGGGCGTGGGTGCCTTTAATCCATCGCGATTGCCACAACTGCGCTTACAAAAATATTAAAGCCGTGCCGGTTGTTTGTAACCCCTGCATCAACGAGGGATTTGCTGTCAACTGGGAGCCGAGAAAGGAGGGAGAGTGAATGAGCTACATCTTTTCGCGGGCGCTGGTGGAGGCATACTTGGAAGCGAGCTGCTCGGATTCCGCACCGTTTGCGCTGTCGAACTTGAACCCTATCCCGCAAGCGTACTGCTCGCCCGACAGAATGACGGCTTACTCCCGCCTTTCCCGGTTTGGGATGACGTACGCACCTTTGACGGACGACCGTGGCGCGGCCTTGTTGACGTGGTATCTGGAGGCTTCCCGTGCCAGGACATTTCAGCCGCAGGAAAAGGCGCCGGCATTGACGGCGCCCGCTCCGGCCTCTGGCGGGAAATGCACCGAATTATCAATGAGGTACGACCGGAATTCGCATTCCTGGAAAACTCACCTCTGCTTGTGGGAAGAGGACTTGCCAGAGTCCTCGGTGACCTTGCCCGCATCGGGTATGATGCTGCATGGTGTGTGCTGGGAGCTGACGCCGTTGGATTACCCCATCGCCGCGCCAGATTATGGCTTCTTGCCCACGCCGCGGGCCTGCATAGGCACGCACGGCATAGCTTGGAGCCGCGCGGAACAAGGCAATCACAAATGCAACCTGGAAGATTACCTGGCATATCTCTATATCAGGAATGGAAGGAAGCGCGTCAGGGGGATGTGCGTGTCGGCGTCTTTCGTCGCCCTGATGATGGGGTGGCCCCAGAAGTGGACGAGCTTAAAGCCCTTGGCAACGGGCAAGTTCCTGCAGTGGCGGCAACTGCATTCCGGGTTTTACTCGAACGATTCACGAACTACAACCCCCAACTGACGCTTTTTTGATATGCCTACACGATTGATCAGAGATGCTATTTTGACATCAGGGCGCGTCGCCTCTCTTTCGTGGGAGGCCGAGGTGTTCTACCGACGCCTGATGTCTGTGGCAGACGATTACGGCCTTTATGACGCCAGGACGCCCATTCTCCGTTCTGCGCTGTATCCTCTCCAACTCGACAAGATGAGCGAGTGCAATATTCAACGCTGCCTCTCCGCGTGTGAGGCAGCGGGGCTTATTCTGCTTTATTCTCACAATGAGAAGCCATACTTGATGATTCTGGGGTTCGACCAGCAGGGGAAGTCCATGCCCAAATGGCCGCTTCCGAACGGTTACGAAGTGCTGAAAGTTTCTGACAAGAAATACGAATTGCGGAAACTCGTAACAGGTCGTAACGATTCGCCTCAACCCGTTACTTATGCGAATGCGTATTCGGAGACGGAGACGAAGACGGATGCGAATGCGAAGAAATTACCTGTAAGCCGAGGCATAGAGCAGTTCCCGTGGAACGCGGAGGATGTGCGGCTTTTCATGGCGGCCCAGCTTATGGCTCCCAAGGGAGACGAGTTGAAACGGTGCGCAGAGTCGTTTTTTGATGATTTCAGCGCCCGTGGATGGCGGGACAGCAAGGGGATTCCTCTTGCCGATTGGAAGCCGGCAGCCCGGAAGTATGCCCGTTCCTGGGTCACGAATAATGCGCAGCGGGGACATCAAGGTTCGTCTGGGCGGAATGACGCCAACGCGGGAAGGAGGTACGAATGATGGATGATATTCAACGTTTGGCCGGGCAGGTTTCCGTGATGCCTTCCCAGGACGGGATTGTCCGCAGTTACAAGCCGGTACGGTACGATATGGGCGGGTTTGACGAGTCCGTTCACCCGGAGGTGCAGGCCATGCACCAGGAAGTGCAGTGGTTTATTAACGATATCGTTAATAAGGTTCGTCCGCGCCGCTGGCTGTCCCTGCTGGGGGCTTCCGGGGTGGGCAAGACGCATCTGGCGGAGGCTGCCAGGGATGCGCTGACTAAATCACGCCCCACGTTGCCCATTCAGCTTTGGAAGTGGCAGAAGGTGGTTTCCATGCTTCGTTCCGGGGATTGGGCGTTTATTGAATATTTGGTTAAAGAGGTGTACGTGCTGATTCTGGATGATATTGGCGCGGAGAATACTTCCCCCGCTATTCTTTCCGCCCTGAACCGTGTTGTCGATGGGCGGCTGGGGAAATGGACGATGCTCACGTCTAACCTGCTGCCGGAGCATATCGGGGAACATCTGGATGCCCGGATTGCCTCACGACTCTACCGCGGCAATAACGTGGTGTGCCGGGTCAAGGATGCGCCGGATTATTGTTTTGAACGGTATATGAGAAGGGAGGAAGGGAGATGAAGCAGGAATATAAGAATCTATTGAGGAACATTATACACCGGAAGGCGAGTCCGTCGCAGCTGCTTATTCTGATGGAAATCCGAGACCATCCGGGCAGGATGTCGCGGGAGATTGCCACCCGTTGCCATTTGGATCCCAGCAATGTGTCTCACCGGCTGGATTATCTGGTGCAGGCCGGCGACGTGATCAGAACCGGCACACGGCCTTGCGTGTTTTATATCAGCAGGCAGGGGCGTGATTTTTTAGAGAGTCTTGAGGATTCAAAGCCAACAGGTTGATTGTTCCTGGCAAGAAGTATTGATTCTCACCAAATTGACGCGCTGAAAATCAGGAGGGTAAAATATTGGTATGAGAAGGAAGGATAACAAGACCAAAGTGACCGAGAAGAAGAAGGAGTTTGCGAGGCTTCTGGTTGCGGAAAAGTTGTCCAAGGCGGACGCCTATCGTAAGGCTTACAATCGCAAGGATATGAGTAATGACGCAGCCAGCAAGGCAGCATCCCGTTTGTCCAAAGATGGCGAAGTTTTGCGAATGATTGGCGAATTGAATAAGCAACTGGATAAGTCTGCTGTGCTGACCAGGCAGCAGCGCATGGAATGGTTGTCCCGCGTGGTGACAACTCCCATCGGCAATGTTGATAGCGCATCCGATCTCTGTCAGGAGGTTTCCATGGATGAAACCGGAGCGAAATTTAAGATGCCCTCAAAAATCGCCGCTATTGCCGAGCTTAACAAGATGGATGGCGCATACACTCCGCAGAAGATGGAAGTGGATGCAGGAGAGAATTTTATAACCCTGCTGGCCTCCCTGCCTTTTGAGCCTCCCGTGAAGCAGGGATAAAAACGTTGATTCTCGCCAACTTGCATTTCCCGTGTTTTGTGGCTCATGATTGAGCCATGTTAAATTTTCTGGGAATGACGCGCCATTTGTCCACGACGGCAGGCTATGCCAAGCGCATAGGCTGGCTTTTGTTCGAGGATGTAACGCAATCTCCGTTCCCGGTAACAGGAGTTTCTTTCACCGGTGTGGTGAAGACGGAACAGGGAGACTTGCCCGTTGTCATTGAACACGGCGAGCAAGAACATTGTTTGGAGCTTACTTTTCCTGCCCTGCCTGTTGGCCGCTGGCCGTATGCCATTCATGCACAGGATGAGTCCGGAGAGGATTTGAGGCTGTTTTCCGGTTATATTGGGGCCGTGGATTCTGTGGCTCCTGTTGAGTCGTCCACGGTGTACGATATTCCTGCAATGGGTATTACGATACCTGTTGAGGCAAGTAAGACGATCAAGGCCCAGTGGCTTTCCAACACGGCCTCCATTATCGCGGCCCAACAGGCGCAACAGAATGCCAACACATCCTCCACCAATGCAGAAACGGCGAGCCAGGCAGCCAAGACGGCAACGGACGCGGCAGCCACCGCTGCTGCACGGGCCGAAGAGGCGGAAGGCTATGCAGGGTCTGCCTGGGCCTCCAAAAGTGCTGCCGCCGATTCTGCGACTGCCGCCGGCACGTCCGCAACTAACGCAGCCCGTGACGCCAAGAGCGCCAATGACGCTAAAACGGCTGTGGAGTCGCTGGCCGCCACCTGGCCGGAAACGGTCAACAACGGGAAGCAACAGATTATTGAAGCCAGGAATGAGGCTGTTACTGCCATTCAGGATAAGCAAGCCGATTCTGTTCTTGCCGTGGGACGTGCCTCACAGACCGCGCAGCAGAATATAGCCGGCGCACGAACGGATGCCGTTGCCGCCGTGCAAACGGCGCAGGAGAGAGCGGTGGGGGCGATTACGCCCCTTGTCCAGCGTGCCGAAACCGCTAAAGAGGCTATAGATCAGGCGGAGGGACGCATCAATATGGCCGCGACTAATGCCGCGACATCCGCCACGGAGTCGGCTAACTCCGCGACGGCGGCCCAGCAGGCCCTTGAGGCCATTCCGCAGGTGGACGCATCCGGCAACATGACGCTGGCCGGAGGTCTGACGGCGGCGGGAGCTATTAATGCCAACGGCGGCGTCAACATCCCGCTTGCCGCGGGCGCGCCGACCGATACGGGCGCGGTTAATCGCTTTTATACGTTAGGATTGGCCGGTGCTGTATCAGCGTTGGTTCAGCCTATATACCTTAATTCCAGTTCGATCACAGTCGCGGGTTCCATTTCTAAATCTTCCAAAGGTACTCTTGCCGGGTTGACGCAGCGTTTTTCGGTGGGCGCAGCTTCTGCCGGGGCCAATGCGTACGGGTCAGCGGTTATTCCCCTGATAGGGCCTAACGGTCAATTTAATTACAGTTCCGTGTGCGGATTTTCCCTTGCGGTCAACGCGACAGCCTTCGCTAAATTTACTTTTGACATAGGCCGCGGCTCAAAAACCAACAGAACCGGGTTGACGATGGATTCTTATTCTATGATTCCGGGGAACGAGCTGGCCGTCAACCATGGGGAAGTCATCGATGTCACCATCAATACGCCTTACGATACTGTCCGCAAGGGGTATGATATCAGAGTAAGGGAAATTTTTTATGTATCGTCCGTTGGACACTGGCAGGTGAAAACGACAACCGTATTTCTTCCGGTAGGCCATAATGAGCTGATGCCGAACGGGCTGAACAGGCTTATTTACATGCAGAGCGGGCTGCCGAGTACAGCAGTGCGGGAGGAAAAGGCGGCTCTTTATATGGAGCTGGGAGGCGGCAGTACCAATACCCTGTTCAAGATAGCTTCTCTCCGCGGCTTCATCGCTTTCGAGGCAGGAACAGGCGTAAGCACCCTGATTATCGACGCGCGCAATGAGAAAACATATGCCCTTTCAGCCGACGCGGGCACAGGCACCAGGCACCTTTATGCCAATGGATTGACCAATCCAACCTATCACGCATTGGAAGCAATGGCCGTCAATGCCATTGAATCCGAGGAAACGGCTGATTTTGAAGATATTAACATACCATTAGAATCATGAATAATTCAGAAATACAGATTCAGTTCCCCCGTCCGGGTCAGTGGGATGAATTCACCCTGACAGCCGTCTATCAGGACAAGGGCGGTTATAGACCTCCGGCGCGCTATACGCAGGACGAGATACCAACGGACCATGCCCCGGCCATGCAGGCCGTCGTTGCCTCTCTGGTGGGCATGGGTGAGGACTGGCAGGCGGTGCAGGTGTGGGCACGGCTGGGAAAAGATGTCCTGACCCTTGCGGAGGATGGTGCCTATACAATGATTGATGCGGTGTCTTTGACCGTTGAGGCCGTCAATCCGCAGGGCGGGCGCAGGGTGTTCACTTCCCGCGACTACCCGGCTTTTATCATCACGGACCCCGCCGCCGTGGAGTTTTTCAAGCATTTCACTACTAAATAATATGAGCACGAATAAAGAAAAAGTGAGTTGGCTGACTGGTCTCCTGACCGGTTGGGGTATCAAGGAGAGTTGGGCAAAAGTCATTGCCGGAGCTGTGATTGGGGCCCTGGTTGCCGCGGGGATTCTGACGCAACCCGGCTGCGGTCATTCCGTGGACGTGACGCCGGGCCGAACCGAGGTATGCAAAGACGGCTCCTGCCTCGTCATTGAGCAGGGGCATATCTCCTATTCCCAGGCCCAGCCGGAAACGGACGTTCCGCCCGTCGTGCAAGTCATCCCTTCCAAGAAATAAGGCCATGTGCAAACCCCTTAAAGAATATTTGGCCGTTGTGCGGGAATATAAGGATACGATTGTGATGTTTATCGGCATCGCGGCGTGCGTGTTCGTGTATTGCGATTTCCGCGCCCTTGCCGCTACACAGGCGGAGACGGCCGCCAAAACAGCGGAAATCCTGCGTACCATGGACGGGCGGCTTTCCGCCCTGGAACATCAGAGAGGAGGCCGTAGCGGTGAATAAGCTTCTGAATCCTTCCGTTCTTTTGCCGCTGATGGGGGGCAGCGGCCCGGCGTTTTTGCCGCCTGCGGAGACACGGCTGCAAGCATTGCCGCGTTCTGTTTCCCCATTGCGCGCCTTGTGTTCCTCCGATGTGCGGAACGCTGACCAACTGTAAAGTTTTTCTTACAAGTTCCCTTTAGTTAATAATCAATAGTTTCCGCATGCCTACCCTGTACATACTCATTGTGGACGAACCCGGAAAGGAGCAGTGGATGAAAATTTTTCTTACCGAAAGAGACGCCGCTTTTTTCCTGGCTCAATTTAATGAGTGGCATTTGCATGCCAAGTGTCATTGCTACACCGTGGAAGGCAAGCGGCTTGTGCAACTTATCGACAATCTGAACGAATGAATACTACAGAAAGAAAGATGGCTGCGGCTATCCTCCGGTTTGAAGACAGCCGCGTCACCGGGCCAGATTCCCTGCGCGTTTCCCGCCTTCCCGCCGCCGACAAGGGCGGCAAGTGGGAGATTTGCGGCATTTGCGACGGTATTGAACCGGACGTGTTTAACAGGTTGAAGGCCCTGTTGGATGCCGGAAGACGTGAAGAGGCCTGGGAAGGTTGTCTCCAGTATGTCCTGGATAATACCGCCGCCGTGCGTTCCTGGCTGGGTTCCGCCGCTTATCCTGGCGTTGAATTCATCCTGCGGGATCATTATTTCAATTCCGGGAGCAGGAATACCGGGAAGATTTTGCAGCGCGCGCTGAATGTCCACGGCGCCGGTCTCACAGTGGACGGGATTGTTGGCCCCAGGACCCGGCAGGAGTTGCAGGACCAGCTGGCCGCTACGGGTGAAGCGGTGTTCCTTATCGCCCTGCAGGAGAAGCGTCAGGCGTTTTACCGCTCGTGCAAGCAGTTTCCTGTGTTCGGGAAGGGCTGGCTGACCCGCTGTGACGATGCGTTCAGCGTGGCGCAGGAGCTTGTTTAGTTGTTTTCATCATTAGTTGTTATGGGATCTATTTTCAAACCTAAAGTGACACAGGCTCCGGCTCCGCCGGTAGTAGAAGAGCCGCTGAATCCGACGGCTACGGAGAAGTCTGTTTCCGATGCTTCGGAGGATGTTCAGACCAAAAGTAAGCGCAGGTTGAAGCTGTCCGATACGGTGAATAATCCGAATCTGTCCGGCGGTTTGTCCACGTTGCGCAAAACCCTGGGATAGCAGCCATGGAGGTACGCGATTACATTTCCCTGGCAGATAATCTGCGCACGGAACGCGCCGCTTTTGAAGGCGGCTGGGATGAAATGCGCCGTATTATCATGCCCAGGGCTACGGGCAACGCTTATCCCGACCGCGTACCTGATCACAGCGGCGGATTGGAGCATAGCGACGTCGCCAATAACAGCCTGAAGAAGCTGGCATCCGCCCATTTGACTTATATTACGCCTTTGGACAGGCGCTGGTTTACCTTGCGCCCGGTAGGTTTTAATAAGGATGGGAATCAGGCTTTGAATGATTGGTACAGCAAGGTTACGGAGGTGATGGAGCGGGAACTTGCCGTTTCCAATTTTTATTCAGTGATTCATGAGGTTTACCTTGATCGCTGCCTGACGGGAACCGGCTGCATGTTTGCCGAGATGAATATTAACAGGCAGCTGATTTTCCGGCACATTCCCACGGGAACTTACGCTATCGCGGAGTCGGAGTCAGGGGATGTTGATACGCTGGTGCGCTGGTTCCGGCTGACGGCTCACCAGGCGGCGCAGAAGTGGAAGGAGGAGGCTCTGGGCCCAAAAGTGCGGAGAGCGCTCAAGGATGCCAGGAGACGCTATACGGATTCTTTCGAGTTTGTGCAATGCGTCCTGCCTAACCCGCAGGGCAAGCTGTTGTCCGACCATGTGCCGCCTGGCAAGAGAGCGTGGAAGGACGTCATTATTTCGTTGGACGATAAGAAGATTGTGTTTGAGAGCGGTTTTTTCGAATTTCCGTTTCTGGTGACGCGCTTTCTGCGCTGGGGAGACAGCCCCTACGGGGTGGGACCGGCATGGTTCGCGCGGCGCACGATCCGCATGGCTATCGACATGGAGAAGATTCTTTACACGCTGGGACAGACAAAGGCTTATCCGAGGCTTTTCCTGCTGGCAAAGCAGTATGGGGAGGTGGATTTGCGCGCCGGAGGCCAAACCGTCATTTCTCCGGAAGCGGCGGAACTTGGCTTGCCGCGCGAATGGGGCACACAAGGGCAGTATGATATCGGGCTGGAATACCTGCGGGGCCTGTACGCCAAGATTGAAGAGGCTTTTTACGTTCCCATGCTGGAAACCGTTTCCCGCATCGACCGCCAGATGACGGCTACGGAGGTGGCGGCCCGGGAAGCCGAGAAGGTGCTTGGGTTTACGCCTTCTTTTACGTTGTTTGTGAGCGATTTCAGGATGATGTGCCAGCGTATTATGGCCCTGTTGTATCGCGCCGGGAAGCTTCCGGAGCCGGTTCAGGGCGTGTTTGAGGTCAACCGGCGGGGCGCTCCTACACGCCTGGCCGTCCCCCAGGTTCAGTTCATGGGCAAGATTGCCCAGGCGATTGCACGTACACAGACGGACGGCTTGATGACGGCTCTTGAGTCTATCGGCACTTTGTCGCAGATGACCGGCCGACCGGAGCTGCTGGATATTGTGAATCTCAATAAGGCCGGGGAATTGATTTACGATTCCAAGGGCGCCCCGATGGAGTGCAAGGCGACAGAGGATGAGGTGAAGGAGAAGGAGACTGAAAGGAAGAATCAGCAGGAAGCGGCCATACAGGCAGCCATTGCCGAACAGTCCTCCGTGGCTAACAGGAATAATGCCCAGGCCCAGCAGGCTTTACAAACGACATGAAGACGGACCCCACCAATAAGTACGAACAGTACATGAAGCGCCGCAGAAGGATTTTCCGGGAAGCATTCAGGAATCCGGAAGTCCTGGAGGAGCTGAAGAGACATTTCCAGACCGATCTTCCCTGTTTCCAGGGGAAGGCCGGTTCTTACGACCCCCTTGACGCTATGCGTCGAGACGCCTACCGCGAGGTGGTTTTGTTCATCGAAGCGGTCATGGGCAATCATTACGAACCAGAAGAAGAGATATAGAAGAAGTACCATGATTTTATTTAAGTTGTACCATAACCGGTTTCTTTTTGAAGAGGCTCCGGAGAATGGAGGTGGTGGCGGAGGAGGTTCCGCCGCCCCTTCCGCTTCCGGACGTCCCAGCCTGGCTAATCCTGCACCGGAGCCGACTCCGGCGGATGATGAGCAGCCGGATCCTCCTCCCCCATCGGATCCGGGTTCTCCGCAGGGAGATCCGCCTTCCCAGGGGGATTACGTGTTGACGTTCGATGATACGTTTTCTGGAGACGAGACGCTGCAGCAGTTGCTGACCGAGACCGGCAAGGCCCACGGGCTTCCTGTCGAGGGGCTTTCCGCGTTTATCAAGGATATGGATGCGCGTCTGGCGGCCAAAGCGACCGAACAGAAGCAGGCGCAGGATGCCGCCATGGAAGAGGCCTGGAGACAGCTGGATGGAGAGTGGGGCCGGGACAGCGACGCACGCCAGATGCGCGCCGTTCAAATGGCCGGGAGGTTGTGCCGCATGGCCGGTATCGACCAGAGCGTGTTTAATGAGATGGGCATTGCCGATCATCCGGCCATGTACAGGATTCTGGATGCAGTAGGCCGGATTCTGGACGAGCCGGCTCTTCCGGCGCCTCCCGGACGGCAGGAACAGCAGGCCCGCGGCGAAGCCCGGCGCATGATGCACGATCCGGAACACCCGGATTATTCGGCATTCCACGATTGCGACCATCCGCGTTTTGCCGAGGTGAGGGCCAAGTATATGCGACTGATGGGTGCGTAAGCAGATATTGCTTTTCCAGCAAGCCCTGTTTCCTTTTTGGGAGCAGGGCTTTTTTAAGGAAGAAGTTCCGGTAGGGATTCCGCAGCGGAGCGCAGCTGATCCACGGAGGGGCGGATGTACACGCTATGCACGGCGGAAGAGTCATGCCCCACCAGCTCCATGGCCAGCCCCTGCGATACGCCTGATGCCTGCAACAACGTGGCCGCCGTGGCCCGAATGCTGTGGAAGGACTTGCTGTTCATCCTCCTTCTGCGGCCGCCGGCCGCTCCATGCACCACGCCGATGCCATGGGTGCGCAACAGGAGGCCGAATTGATAGGACGCGCCATCCCCCAGGGCCAGCAGGGGCGCGTGAAGTAGTTCATCCGCCGGTTCCCCCGCTTCCTTCCAGCGGGCAAGCGCCCATTGGTAAAAGCCTTCTCTCATGGGCTGGTCCATCCAGCGCCCCGTTTTGCCCGTGTCAAAGCGCACGATGCGGCGTTCCCAGTCAAACTGATTCCAGTTGAGGCGCAGAATATCCCCCAGCCGCTGGCCGTAGGTTTCAAACGAGCAGCGGACCGCGGAACTCCACAGGGGCGGGAAATGCTCAATCATGTAGCGGATCTCGTCGAGTGTGAAGGCTTCCTTGTGCAGCTTTTCCCCGGCACGGTCCGGGGGAATGGAAACGCCGGCGCACGGATTGCGGTCAATTACTTCTGAATCCACGGCATCCGCGAATGCCTGGGAAAGAACGGACATATCCTTGTACACAGTCTTTTGCCGAACCAGTTCGCGGCGAGCCGCCACAAAGCCTTTGATGTCCGCCTTGGTGATCAGACGAAGCGGGGCGTTCGCCCGCGCTCCCAGATACTCGTAAAAATGCTTGCAGGCGGTTCTGGCATTGTAGGCCGTCTGTTCGGAGACAAGAGCCGCCTTGCGCCCAACAAATCCGTCACACCAGGCACGCACGGAAACATTGTTGTGCGCCTGGTATTCTTCCGCTTCCGCGCAGGCTATCTGCACGCCCC